ACGGCTACCTATCGAGCACCGATTGGAACACCTTCGATGGTAAGTTCAATGTACCAACAGGAACAGCCTCAGACTATCTTGATGGCACTGGAACACCGACTCCATTCCCTGCCATTCCAGTAGGCACAGTAACATCGGTTAACTCAGGCATAAATATCAATGTTGATAACACCAACCCTGCTGCTCCGATTATCAACTCGCTTGCTGATAGATACAAGACATCTTCAGTTACATCAAATAGCGTAAGCAACGGCTCTAAAAATTTCACTGTTGACTTAAATCTATCCTACATTCCATTGCAGGAAATCCTTGTTGTGTTTGACCCTGCAAACCACATGCACGGAGAAGTAACAAGTTATAATGCTGCTACTGGTGCGCTTGTTGTAGATATTAAGACTCATACTGGTAGTGGTACTTATACATCTTGGGTATTGAATCTTGATGGTACACCAGTTGATGCAATAACTGGAAGTGGAACTGCTAATGAGATTGCATACTTTACTGCTGCAAGAATCATAGCATCATTACCAGTTGCAACCTATCCAAGTCTAACTGAGTTAAGCTATGTCAAAGGTGTAACTTCTGCAATTCAAACGCAGATAAACGCTAAGCAAGATACCTTAACAAGCGGCACTAACATCAAGACCATCAACTCGACTTCATTGCTTGGCAGTGGAAACATTGCAATTGCATCATTGGGAGTCTACAAGTCGACAACCGATGGAGCTCCTTCCAGTGGAACGACTAACACGTACAGCCAAGGTGTGCTGATTCCTGCTAACTCGGTGGCGGCAGGCAACCTACTTGAGTTTAAGTTGAGAGGTCGTAAGACAGGAGCAAATGCAGTGTACACCATTCGACTATATGCCAACACAACAAACAACCTAAGCGGCTCTCCAGTGCTCCTTGCAACATATACAGCAACGCTTATCCAAGCACTGGCATTGCAGATGGTAAGAACATCAGCTGTTAAGAATGTGACAACCAATACGGAGATGGCACTTGCCACTACTTCTTTGGCTACCGACTTCGCCAACACATCATTCGCAAGCATCGCTGTTGATTGGACTACTGATAAGTACATTGTCGGTGCAGTGCAGAATAGCAATGCAACAGACTCCTCATTAATCTCACTAATATCAATGACAATTATATGATAGACATAACTCTCGAAGGCGGCTTTGTCACCTTCTACACAACGGTGATTGGTGCTATCGCATCTAATGTGGAATCGTGCGAAGTGGTTGATGACAACTCCTTGCACTTAGGCACAAATGTGGGCACGTTCCTTATCAACATCGAGCAGTTCAAAATAAATGCAATCAAATTCTCGACCTCATCTGAGGCGGTTAACTACATACTAAACAACTAAAATCATGGCAGGCGTAAAAATTACAGACTTAGGTACATTGACCACAGCGGTTGATGCTGATTTGTTATACATCGTGGATGTGAGTGACACCTCGCAATCTCCACAAGGAACATCCAAGCAGATTGAGGTGGGCAATATGTTTAGCAGTGGAAGCTATACACCGACAATTAGTGCTGAGACAAATGGCATTGTGGTGACACCTATCGCAGCAACATTTATAAAGGTAGGTAGTATCGTAAATGTATCAGCTCAGATATCAATTGTATTGGATACTGGAGAAGTAGATGGCACATTTGAATTATCACTACCAGTGGCATCAAACTTTACAAATCAAAAGCAATGTTTTGGATTAATGCAGTATTCTTTTGGTCCTGGTACATTGGCTGAGATACTTATATTAGAAATTAGTGCAGAAACAACAAACAACACTTGCTATATAAATATTGAAGTTGCAACAGCAGCTGCAAACCTTGATTACTGCACACTAACATTCCAATATGAAGTGCTCTGATAGCGGCATCCGACTCATACAGGAGTTCGAAGGCTTGCGGCTGACATCCTACCTATGCAGCGCAGGAGTTCCGACCATTGGATATGGCGCAACCTTCTACCATGACGGCAGCAAGGTAAAGCTCGGGCAGACCATCACTAGTGAGCAAGCGGCGCAACTCTTGAAGGATCACCTTAAGGAGTTTGAGGGCGCAGTGCTTGGACTGCTTAACACAACCAAGGTTAATCAGAATCAGTTCGATGCCCTTGTAAGTTTCTGCTACAACCTAGGCGCAGCTAACCTTGCTAAGTCGCAGCTGTTGAGGTTTATCAAAGCCAAGCCGAATGATCCAAAAATTGCAGCGGAGTTCCTTAAGTGGAACAGAGCAGGCGGAGAGGTTTCCACTGGGCTTGTAAGAAGGCGCAAGAAAGAGGCGCAACTTTATTTCACACCAATCGTTTGACAACTATGGCGGCAAGAAGAGTCAGCAAACCAAGGCAAGTGCTTGATATATTCGTTAAGCACTGGAGGCCAACTGTTGGCTCATTGGTGATTCTCTCAAGCGTGTTTGCTTTAATCTTTAAGCAGATAACGACAGAGACACTTGCGGCTATTGTGGCCGCAATGGTGGCCGCAGGATACATACCTAAAGCAAACGACAATGGATGAAGGAAGAGACTCAACGTATACTACAATTGACGAGGGTTGCGTGGTAGGTCTTGGCTGCAAAGTCCATACGCATCACCATACAATTCACATTGAGCCGCAAGTCGTGTATCAATCAATGGTGAAATTCACTATCTTTGGCAAGCAATATTGCACTAATCAATGGGGGCAAACTTATGAGCTTCCAGCCGATGAACCAATACCAGAGCCAAAGCCGATGCCACAGATTTACGCAAGCGACACCATCCAACCAAGCACATCTGCATTCTTGCTTGCGCCAAAGCCAGAGGCCAAGATAATCATCAAGCCTCGCACTGAGTTCAGCGAGTACAAGCCTACGATGGATGCACCAATCATGGGCATGCTGTTGACATTTACCATCTACATCACAGCGCAATGGGCATGGAGCTCGATGGGCGCATGGTCTAACCTTTACAGCGAACTCAACCAATGTCTTCGCTCTTCATCTTAGAACATTCGATTGACCTCTTTTATGTGGTTACCGATAGCGATGGGAAGATTTTCACCAACAACGAACTCTTCAAGAACTATGTCAGCCATATCAAGCCGACAAAGATTACCGATATCATAAGCAGTGAAGGTGATAAGATTGATTTCATTGAAGCCATTGAACGATCTCGCAAGCATTCGCCTGAGCCATCACGAGTGTATGCTCGCACAAGACAGAAGAATACAAGCGACAGATATAATGTTTGGAACTGCTTTGCGATTGATGATACTCTTCATTTTGTCGGCATCCAGATAGTCGATGTCACCTCAATCAGCTCGCATGAGCATGAGCGGCAGAAGACACTGCTTGAGGAGTTTCGCTTCATGCTAAGCCATGAGCTCCGCCAACCATTGACCAACATCGCAGGACTTGTAAATATGCTTATGCAGCATCAAGAAGCAAGTGATGTAGATCGCAAGGAACTACTTAAGATGATTCATACATCAGTCAACAAGCTTGATGATGCCATTAAGATATTGGTTAAAAAAGCAGCCCGCGAACTATGAGTGAACTGGAAGCGGACGAGAGACTGGTTAAGGTTGCCGCTTGGTATGTCATAGAGCGTGGCATGCCGGTATGTGTTGCACTTACAATACTTCAAACTGAACTCAATGATAAACGACTATTTTGGGAATCTTCAAAGCAGCTTATTAAGCTCGTTGAAAACGGTATTTGTACGATCTGAAACCATCTACCTCATCGCCTTGGTGGTGCTGCTGTTTTTGCTGCTCAAATCTTGCGGCGATGGAGTTGAGTCGGATTACCGCCTCAGACACACGATATATGAGGACTCGATAGTTATCGCCTCGCAGCGCAAAGTAATCGCACAGAGCGGCACAGATGCAGCAAAACAAGCGCAGCAGATTGCAGAGCTCGAAGTGAAAGTAAAGAACGCTGTTGAGGTGGTTAAGATTGAGACTCGCACAATCATTAAAACGCAGATTAAGTTGGGCGATACGGTGATGATTGACAAGCAGCCATACATCCAACTGCCAAAGCCATTCATTAAGCAGACCGAGTGGTACACAATAGGCGGCATGATTAACCGCCTCGGGTGGTTGCAGATTGATTCGCTCGTGATACCTGCCAAGTTCACCTATGCTGTCGGTGATACGATGCGCACTGGGCTAATCAACCGACTGCTTAAGAAGAAGGACACTGTTGTGCGCATGAGAGTCGACAATCCCAATGTGGCCATCACCGGTATGTCAAATATATACATCAAAGAAGATAAAAAGTGGCATCAAACAACCGCATTCAAGGTGGGAGTTGGTGTGCTGATTGGAGTGGCGGTAGTCAAGGCTGCAAAATAATTGCGTTGATTATCAAGCACTTGCATTGCTAGGTGCAAAATAATTGCGTTTATTAAAAATAAACATTGCACAATCAAAATATAGCTGTATATTTGCCTATCAATCATTCACTCATTTACTCTTTCAAACATGACAATCGAAGCAAAAATAATTAACAAAGGTTATTCGTTACAAATACAAATTATTTCTGTAACCTATGGCTATGCACAAAAATTAGAAAATAATAAATGGGTTAATACTACGGTAGAGCCGCAAAGATTTGAAGATGAGGTATTGACTTTAGGTAAATATTTTTTAGATGATATTGAAGCGGAAAGTTTTATGCAAAAAAAATTCTTTAAATCGCTCTTTAAAAATATTCAAAAAAACTGGATATAATCAACTAACCACGGGCGGCTAATCACCGCCCATAAACTTCACTCATTTACTCATTCACTAAATCAAACATTATGAACAAGCAATTAGAACCACAAAACATTATTGATATTCCAACAATTGACAATTGGGATATGTTTGAAACAAACAGAAACAATGCAGATGCAAAACATTTAGAACATTGTCCTTGTTGTGGACGTGCAATTCCAAATGCAAAATATTTTATTAATTCAATATGGGGTGGTTGTGCTTATCCATCAATTGACAAAACAGAATATTCTGATGCGTGGGTAATGGGTGTAGGTACAGAATGCAGAAAGAAATTTCCTGAAGGTTATGTATTTACTATCTAACCAACTAAGGGAGGCTTAGACCTCCCTATATTTTCATTTCTAATTTTCTAATCAATCAATCTAAATTCGTGTACTATGAACACTTTTTTCAAATCGCATGACAACACGCAGTTTTTTAACTACGATCATCTTAGCGGCATCATGTTAACAGTCGTACAGGACGGATGCCATCAAGGCTTCTTTCAGAGATGCGACAAGACATCACTTGTACTTGTTCGTCAGTATTCAAAGGAGATGACACAGGGCTTGCACGAATCGGTCCGCACTTATCATCCATCAACGGAGCATGAGTTCAACTACGAGCTCCGCATTACACAAGAATCATTCAATCAATTCATAAACAATTAAACAATGGCTTTAAAAGCACCCTCAGGGAATAACACCTCCCGTCAGATAGCTCCAGAAGGAGCTTATCCTGCAAGATGTTACCAAATCATTGACCTCGGAACTACGATGCAAACAGGACAGTTCCCTGGCAAGAAACGCAAAGTGCAGTTTATCTTTGAACTGCCGACAGAGCTGCACGAATTTGAACGTGGCGATGGCCTTAAGCCGTTCTATGCTCGAAGCATCTACAACCTTAGCATGAACGAGAAGGCGGTACTGCGCCGAGACATCGAAGCATGGGCAGGAAAGAAGATGACCAACGAGATTGCTTCCGACTTCGACATCTTTACGCTGCTTGGAAAAGCTTGCTTGGTGAATATAACGCACGTAGAAAAAGGAGACAGCACCTATGCCAACATCATCGGCATGAGCCCGATCCCAAAAGGTATGGTTTGCCCTCCTGCATTCAACACTCCGCTATGCTACAACACCGAGGAGCATGATGAGGCTGTCTTCAGTCAGCTTCCCGAGTTCATTCAAGACAAGATCAAGATGAGCGATGAGTGGATTGCGAGAATCAGCAAGCCTGCTCCGGTAGTTAGTGCTCCTGCTCCTTCGCTTGAAGTTGAAGACGATGCCTTCCCATTCTAATAAATAACAAAGGGCGGTAATCAGCCGCCCTTCATTAAAAACAATCATTAAATCAATACACTATGAACGGCATAAATATAGAGAACTTATCCGAGTTCTACAAGGCTTTGAACTCGACCGAGGTACTTCGTGCGCAGAGCATGATACAAGCAGCCCCACAAGCCATCGAAGACAAGCTCACATACGACATGAGCGCAGCATCAATCAAGGCGGCAAACGATGCCATAAAGCACATCGAGACCAATCGCAAGCTCGTGACTCTTCCACTGGACACCTACAAGAAGTCAATCATGGAAGTTGAACGCGATGCCACTGCTCCGCTGAAAGAATACATCGATGAGCGCAAGGTGATGATGATTGCCTACTCCAACGAGCTCGAGCGAATTAAGGCAGAAGCAGATGCAAAGATTGCGCAGGAAGCAGCCGAGGCACTGATTTCAGCAAGCACAAGCGATGTGAGTGATATCTTTGCCACCTTCACTGATGCTACCACTACAACCACACTCGAGCTCGACCACACCAAGAACATCCGCATATCTAAAAAAGCGGAGATAGTTGGCGAGGTAGATTGGGCAAAGGTGCTCAGGACACTTATGCAAGCAGAGATGTTCGACATTCAAGAGTTACTCCGCAAGCTTCCAAAAGCAATGGAGATCACACGTACAATTGCCATTCACGGCATCCAATTAACCGAAGTAAAAACACAAGTAATCCGATGAATCCACTTGACAACATCCACTACGAATTTTCGCAATTCACCAAGTACCTCGACACGATTATTGATCCACGCGAAGCCGACAACGACAGCCTTGAAGCCAAGGTAAAGGAAGCAATCATCCAAGCCTACTCCAACGGCTATCATGACGGGCAGCAGGATATGTTCAAGAGGCTGCCAAAGCCATCATCACAAGGAGGCGATGAAGGAGGGCGCGAGTATTATGACTCGCTATGAAAGCAATTACATGCAATTAAATAAAATTTACACCGAAAACTGTATTGATACTTTGAATCGGATGCCTGATAAGTTTGTGGACTTGGTAGTTACTTCACCACCATACAATATGCGAACAAGGATAAGAAATGGTGAATATACCACAAGAGAGAAAAGCGAACATTTTAGTAAAAAGTATAAACACTTTAGCGATGATTTGCCGATTGATGAATTTTATTTATTTCACACCGAAGTTTTGAATGAGCTGCTTAGAGTATCAAAAATCATTTGCTACAATTTTCAAATAGTAACTGGAAGCAAAGAAGCGTTTTTCAAAATAATTGGCGATTTTAACAAAGACATAAAGGATATTATTATTTGGGATAAAGGACATGGGCAACCTGCTATGCACGGACAAGTAATGAATAGTTGCTATGAAATGATTTTAATTCTTGAAGATGATAAACGAGCAGGAAGAGCAATTCAAAACGCTAAATTTAAAAGAGGTGAAATGAATAACATTTTAAGATTAGGTAGAGGCGAAAAAATAAGTGATGTTCACGGAGCTATTTACCCTGAAATGTTAGTTGGTTTACTTATTAACGCATTTAGTGAAAAAGGAAATTTAATTTATGATCCTTTTATGGGAAGTGGAACAACTGGTATTGTTGCTCATAAACTTGAAAGAAACTGGATTGGAAGCGAAATAACAGAAGAATATTCTAAAATCGCACAAAATCGCATACAAAGTGCATTTGGTCTTTTTTCAATTACAAACTTTGGTCAATGAGCCGCGACATCTACAACAGCATCGAAGCCATCAACGCATCAAGCATCAAGAGGCACTACACTGGCAGCATCCAATACGCTGCCGGTGCTCTCGAAAGAGGCGCGGAGTTTCATCGCAACCTACTTGAGACAGAGCCAAAGGACATGCAGCCCAATGCTCGACTGATTTACGATACCATCATGAAGCACCCAATGCTCAAGTTGATATTTGAGAAGTCAGCAAAGGAGATCACATTTATCAAGGAGGTTGAGATTGATGGGCGCAAGGTGGCAGCAAAGGGCATCCTTGACTTGCACTGCCCAATGTACTCCATCAATGCAGATATTAAGACAACATCCTGCACAACGCTTCGAGCATTCGCCGCCGACATGACTAAGCACTACAACCACATCCAAGCCGTTTGGTATTCGTACCTCACTGGATATTCGCCGACAAACTTCTACTACATA